ACAGCCACACGTCTGTAGTAACGGTTCGAGTTGATTCTCAAACGACCAAGACCTTGGTTAGCTGCGTCGCCTTCAGCGAAAGGATTAGCAACCAAACCATAACGGGTCTTAAAGCCGATCTTGGGTTGGAAGCTGTTCTCTCCAACTGCACGAACCATCTGAAGAGGAACGTAAGGACAGTAGAACAATCCAGCGTCATAAGGTGAAGAACCTTTGTAACCAACGACATAATACTGGTTACCATTAGCTCCGTTAGCGGAGGTCAGGTTAGCCGAATATGGGTCGATGTATACACGGAACTTACCGTTAATCGTACCAGCGAAGGTGTTACCAGTGTCATCAACGTTCAAGTTAGCGTTGAGTGCTGGGGTATAATCGAGGATACCAGCCATCGTAAGTGCGGAAGCAACGTCTGCGGAACACAGAACCATGTTTCCTTTCCCTCTACGAGTTCTTTGTGCGATCGCGTTAGCGTCTCTCTCGATTTGGAAAAGAAGTCCTTTGAACTTCTCAACTGACCAACGACCATTGGAATCAATATCCAAGTCGAAGATACCAGCAGTAGCGGTGTTCTGAGCTGCACCCTGTTCAGCCGTCATGTAGATGGTACGGATGACTTCTCTGTTGATTTCAGCGAGGATTTCAGTAGAGAGGATGTTAGCCAGTTCGGCTTCTGCGTTAAGACCGTGAATAGCCTTAAGGTCTTGTGCCAGTTCCAAAGAATACTCAGCTTTGAGTGCTCTAGACTTAGCGGTAACGGTGACTTTCTCAATCGAGAATGCCATTTGGTTGAAGGCGTCATTGCCAGAACCATCAAGGCTCTCAGCATCACCTGTAACCATACCACCACCAGTGTTATAGGTGGAGGTGTTTGTGGAAGCAGTACCAACAGGGTTGAGGACGGAAGGATTATCACCTGCCTGAACTCCAGTACCCAAACCAACTGCGCCATCGGCGAAACCAGCGGTAAGGTCTCCACCAGCATCCTGACCAGAGAATGCGGTGTTTGCTTCGTTGAACAGAGCCTCAGTACCAGACTGATTCTCATAACGGGATCTCATCGCGAAGATAAGTCCAGTAGGTCCGTTCATTGGTTGAACGCCAGCGAGGTCATATGCGACCAGGTTAGGCATTGCACGTCTGATCAAAGAGATCAGAACTGGATCGAAACCGGCAACGGGGCCAGCTGCGTCAGCGGAACCAGAGAAACCACCTGAAGCACCAGCTGCGTTAGCAGCGTTGGTGGGGGATTCCATCAGGTTGATACCCTGACTAAATGCTTGCTCCTCACGGAGGAACTTTTCTTGGTTTTCGAGCAGGACAGCGGTTACGCTTCTACGATGAGCGTCTTTGATTGGATCAAGACCTTCATAATCGAGGAGAGGACTCCACTTTTCCTGCAGATGTTCGGATTGAAACACTTGCTTTTACCTTTGTGTTATGTTTACGGGTTTGAATTAATGTTAAATTCAGTTCTGTCTGAAAGCACCCATGGCTTTCAAATACTGACTCATACCACCTGTAACAGGGGCTTCAGTACTATCGACGCCTTCAGATAAAGTCTGAGGGGCTTCCGACTTAATAGCGGGAGTTCTAGAGAAGTAAGACTCCTTCAGAGTTTCCAGCTTTTCACGATATTCTTCTTCACTTTCAAACTCAACACTTTCAGCAAGTGAAGCGAGCTTTTCTTTCTGAGTAGCAGCAAGGCCTTCAGAAATTTGATCAAGAATCACATCCTGAGTAGACTCAGCGAGTCTCTTATTCAGGGTGATGTTATGATCAATTTGCTCATTGAGCTTGGTCTCCATATCATCAAGTTTTTCTACCATACTCTCAAGTACATCATATTTGTCTTCAGGGATTGTTACATAATGTTCTTCAAATAGACCCTTCATGCCAGACAGGAAGGATTCAGTCATTTCGGTCTTGAGACCATGTTCGATGGCCAACTCGTTTTCGGTCAGCCACTCTTGTGCAACATACTCAAGGTATGAATCCACACGCTCGGTCAGTTCACCTTTCAGTTCCTGACGAGCTTCATCAAGAGCCTCTCCGTATTGTACTTCGAGTGCTTCTTGAATTTCTTTTACTTTAGAATTCAGAGCTGCTTCAAAAACAACTTTAGCTTTTGCTCTGAACTCTTCGGAGAGTTCTTCACCACCGAGGAGAGCGTTAACATCTTCTTCGATGTCAATCTCTTCTTCAACAACTTCTTCTGTTGAAACCTCTTCCTCTTCTAATACTTCCTCTTCAGTCTCGGCCTCTTCTTTGGCCATAGACTTCATAGGATCAGCAGCTTTAGCTCCCTTATTGACTACATCACGAACCTGTTTAATGGTTCCACCTGGAGTCTTCAGCTTTGCTGATTCATCGTCGGACTTGTAGTTTTCTGGGGTAGGGCCACCTAAGTCTTCTACATTAGTGGGTATTCCACCAGTAGTAAGCTTCTGCATTGATTCGGCGGGCTTAGCGTTCGCATTCACAGCAGTTTTGGATTGCTCCATTTCTTGTAGATCTCCACGAGACATTTGAACTTTCTCCGATTAATA